AGCGCGCCAATAACATGCGGCTCCGACATTGCCGCTCTCTCCCGAAACATCAACAATCGGGATCGTAAACGGCGCGCCTCCCGCCGCGAACGCCAAGTTGGTGGCGGCTGCTACATGATACCGCGGACTCGAGCATGTGTCTGGCAAATTCGTGGTATAGTCGGACACGACTCTTCCAGCGCACAGGATTCGAGATGCAGGTCACAACGTGCAGCAGCTCAGGTCGCATGCAGCTAGCTCCGGACTTGAAAGGAAGCGAAAGCGAGGTGGTCGGCCTGCAGATGATGGCCTAAGAACCTGCTGCGGCCGAGATATCGATCAAAAGCGCCGGCAGTAACCGGTGTGCACTGGAAACGTCGTGCAGGCTTACATCCTGCACGATCTCATACCGTCCTGGCTTCAGGTCCGTAGGCAACAGCTCGTCGAGCACGTAGGTGTGCGACTCTGGTCCCAGGTTGCCCAGTTGCCGGTGCGACCACGCGATGGCGACTTCATCCTTCTGCCGCATCAAACAGGTATCTAAGTCGAGCGCGACCGACCCCGGCGTGGAGAGCTGCAGAACCCAAGCAACATGGCTCCCCGGCCGTACCGTCGGCAGCGCAACTCCTGTCGAGATCCCCCGCTCCACCCTCAGCGCCTCGAACGGTCCACCCATTCGCTCCACGGTCACCTCAACGCGCCCCGACGGTTCGCTGTGATCCAGAACCCTCCAGAAGCTCGGCCCTAACAGCGCCGCGGACATGCCGAGAACAACAACCTGCATGCGCCGCCGCTCACGCCTGCGCAGGCTCGCCCGCGTTGCAGGCTCCCGGCGCCTCAACGGTGCAGGCCGTTCGTCAACGTATTCCAACCAAACGCGATCATGGCCACCAGGGCCGCCGTCAGGAGAGTCTTCCAGAAAGCCCAATCTTCCCGGGTGACGAAGCTTTCGGTCACCTCTTTCAGGCTCGTCTGGAACATCTCACCCTGGGCAGTCAGCCCAGCGCTGAACCGCTCTGACATCAAGCGAAGACTTTCCTCAAGCTCGGAATCCCGGTTGCCGAGCTTCTCGACGGCAAGTACCACATGCCGCATCTGTTCTTCCAGTCGTGCCAGCCGCTCCACAACCTCGTCTACAACAGCGATAAAGGGTGACGATTTAGATAGGGCCTGACGCATCTGGCCTCCTTTGGAGCGTATAATAGCGTGATTGTCTGCGTCGTGGCCAAGGCGGATCATCCACCGGCAGAACGCTTCCCAGATGATGGCGCTTCCCCTTCCATCCTCGTTTTCGGAAGGATGCTGTCCTCGATTATCGTAACGCGCCGGTCTCGACCGGACCTCCAACGCCAGATCGATCGAACTCGGAACGGTCCTGGGCGGCGGCTACTACCCACGCCGGCTGAGACCAGCTTGGTGCGTGCGGTCGGCGATCAGCCGATGGTGACGGCGCTGAGCTGGCGCGAGACCGTGTTGCCCGACGAATCCAAGCCCTCGACCCAGATAAACCACACGCCGGCGGTCGCGGGCACCGGCACAGAGGCGAAATACACCGACGTGCCAGCATTCGGCGTGCCGGTCGTCCACGTCGCCGGTGGGGTGACGCGGCTCGCCGAGCAGCCGAATCGCACCTTCGCGGGAGTGGCGTAACCGGCGGTAGCGTAGGTATCGACGGCGCAGGTCATTGTCTCGGTGGTGCCGTGGGTAAACGTGCCTGTCTCCGGCAATGCCTGGTTTTGGACGTTGAAGCCGTAGGGAAGCGCGGGCAGCGCAAAGGGGGTCGCCAGCGGATATCCCAGCGTCGCAACGCCGGCGTTGAGGGTGATGGGCCGCTGGATCGGCATGCTGGTGCCCAGGGACGCGCCCGGAGTTGATGCCGCGCCGGCGATGCCGGGCGCGTAAGTTAGGCTCGCGCGGTTATCCGTCACCGCATCGCCGTAGCCGATGCGGTCGTTTCCCCACGGATAATGCAGCCGCGCGGCGGTTGCGCTGACCGGTGGCCAAGCCAAGGTGATCGCTAGGGTGGTGGCGGATGGGGCACTGACGGCAATCGCCGGGATCTGCACGCCGGGTATGTCGGGTGAACCGCCCTGATCGATGACGGACCAACCCGCGCCCGTACTTGCGGTGCCATTCAGCACGAGGGCATTGCCGGCATCGTGCGTGATATTAACGGTGACTACGTTGCCCGAAAGGCTGGCGCCCGTAATCGCCGGCCCGGCGCCGGTGCCCATGGCGGCCGGGATGCGCGAGATGCCGACGAGTGTGTCCAGAACGTAGCCCATAACGAAAGACGATCGTGTCGAATAATCATCATAGCTCGGGAAATTCGTGTGGTAGGTGCCATCAAAGGCCTGACCCGCGGACCCAGTAATAGCGCAGGGATCACAATCAGCCGTCTGATAAAGCGCAACATAGAGCGAGTTAGCCGGGTCCGCGGCCAGTTCGCGGACCGATTCATAGACCATCGCGTGGCCGCCGGGATTACCGAGCGAGGGCAACGGCGTGCAGTCGAATACCGGCATCAGCGCCGGTGTCGTGACGCCAAATGCGGCACGCACCAGGGCGATGAACCGCTGCCAGGCGGCTTTCCAGACCGCTTTTTCTGCATAGGTCCGCGCCGAATCGTTTTCGTGCCAAATGAAGAGTACGGAACAGACATCGGCCCGTTGCTGCGCCGACAGGCCAGTCACCCATCTCTCGAAGGTGGTTCCGTCTGGCGAACCCCAGGTCCATTGCGACGGCGGCACCCACGTGGACGGGTTGGATAGCTGCGATGGTAGGTTGGCGGTTCCCCCGGAGATGGTATTCGGGTTGTCCAGCCAGGTGCTGTTTGCTTCGTTATCAGACGAGTTGGGGTAGAGGCCGTGGCCGACGAGTGCGGTGGTGCCGGCCGCATACAGGATCGCCGAGCCAGACAAGCCGAGATAGGAGGCGAGCTCCGTTCCCATCTCCGGCAGCAGCGGTCCCAGGCCGCTGGGATCGAACGTATTGTTGGCATCGACGCTGGCGAGCACCACCAGGTTGCTTTGCCCCATGGCAAGGATTTGGGGCGTGCTTGGCAGCGTCAGGGTGGTGCTACCCGAAGCGCCGCCGGACCCTGACCCGCTGCCGCTACCCGATCCGCTCCCGCTACCGGCGCCGGAACCGCTGCCGCTGCCGCTGCCCGATCCGCTGCCGGAACCCGCGCCGGCCCCGGGCCCGATCAGAAACGGCACGCCAGGCCGTACCAGAAATGGCACGCCGGGCCGTGCTAGAAGCGGCGGCATTATGCCGTCACCGTGAAGACTGGCCCGACTAACGTGGCGCCGATGACGCCGTTGCTATCGACCGCGGCGGCCCAGACATACCAGGTGCCGGGAGTGGCCGGCATCGGCACATAGCACGGCGCGACCCAGCCGTAGGCATAGCCGCTGCTCGGCGTTTCCGTGCCGCCAGTGCCATTGATCATGGCGCCCACCGACTGGATCGCGCTGGGGTTCTGAGTGGTGAAGAACCACACCGCTGCCGGAAAGACGTAACTGCCGCCGCCTTCGCTGTTCGTGTTCACAAAGCAGTTCAAGGTACCGCCGCCGGCGATCGAATAGCTGGTGTTTGGCGGCAGCGCGTTGTTGAAGATGGTCAGTTTATAGTTGGGAATCGTCGACGTGGACCCAGTGCTTACGTTCGGAACCACATCAGCAGTACCGGCGCCGCTCGCATTTGTCGCGAACACCTGCACGTCATAGGTGGTGCCGGCGGCCAGGCCGCTGATTGTGTAACTGGTCTGAGTCGCCGTGACAGTGCTGCTGGCGGTGGTCCAGGTGCCCATGCCGCTTGGCGTGCGATACTGCACCGTGATGTCGGCGATGGCGCCTCCGCTGGACGGATTGGTCCAGCTCAACGGCAAGGTCGTGTTGGTCGCCGTCCCGACCGCCAGTCCGGTGATCGCGCCGGGCACAGCCAGCGCCGACGAAGTCGTTGTAGCCGTGACAACCGACGAATAGGCGCCTGTCCCTGCACTGTTGGTTGCGGCCACCTGGAAATCATAAGCCGTGCCTGCAGTCAGGCCGGTGACGACATCCGACGTCCCGGTGACACCGCTGGCAAAGGTGCTCCAGGTCGACGCCCCATGCGTTCGATACTGCACGATGTAGCCAGTTGCCAACGCCGTCGAAGTCCAGCTCACCGCGATCGACGCGGTCGTCGCCGCACCTGTCGCCAATCCGGTAACCTGCCCCGGCGCGGTCGCCACTGCGGACGCCGTGGTCTGTCCTTGCACGATGGCGGAATATGGCCCGGTTCCGCCGGTGCTGACGGCTGCTACCTGGAAGCTGTACACCGTGCCGGCCACCAAACCGGTAACGGTCACGTTGGTTGCCGTAACGTTGGTGGCAAATGTCGTCCAGGTGGTGCTCCCGCTGGGTCGATATTGCACCACGTAGCCGGTGGCACCGCTCGCCGCGGACCATGACAGTGCCAGCGTCGTCTGAGTGGCCGCTCCGACGGTCAGCGCCGTGACCTGAGCCGCAAGCACCGCAACGGTCGCCAGCGTGGTCGCCTGCACCAGGGCCGATGCAGGCCCCAATCCAGCGCTATTCGTGGAGATCACAGTGAAGTCATAGGATGTGGATGCGTTCAGCCCTGTCACGGTCCCACTTGTGCCGCTTACAATCAATTGGCTCCAGCTGGATGTGCCGGTCAGGCGAGACTGGATGATGTACCCCGTGGCCAAGCCGCTCGCAGGCTCCAGCCAAGACAGCGTCACGGATTGCGACGTCGTTGTGCCGATCATCACCGCAGTGACCTGTCCCGGCAGCGGATTGCCGGTGGCGACAGCCAATGCGGCATACACAAGCGTGCCGCCCGAGTACGTCACTGCATAGATACGCGCGGACTGACCGGCAGCGATGCTCGGCACGCCAGTCGAGCTGGTTATGTAACTCAGCACGATCGCTCCGGCGGAGGCGTTGATGACGTCGCAGACAAAGCCAGACCCCATACCGGCTGGGTTCGCCGTCAGCGTGAGCGGCAGCGAGCAAACCAGCACCCGAGCGTTATGGGTCGCCACGTTCAGCGTCGTGTTGGCGGTCAGTTCCGCAACCGGTAGTCGGTATCCTGGCAGCTTGCCGCTGATCCACGTCCAGATACCGCTAAACGTCTGGGCAAGCAGCGAGCTGCTTCCCTGCCCGACCAGGACGACGTCCGTATCCCCGGCCGCTGTCGCCGCCTGGACCTCGTCGATCGTCTCCCCGCTCAGAAAATTGGCATAGCTGATGGCATGATCCGTGCCGCCCTGACTCACCCCCACCAAGTCGGCCGCGCCCAGGGTGGTTATCGTCGGCAGGCCGGTGATCGTAACGGATGAACCTGGCGTCCCGGGTGCGCCTGCCGGCCCGGTGATGTTGGCGCTTTTGGTCCAGGCCCCACCACTGCGAACATAAAGGTCGCCGGTAGCGGTGTTAAGGAACGTGTCGCCATTTACACCCAGGCCGACGGCCGGCGCGCCTGACCCGCTTAGCAGCGAGGTTCCGCTCACGCCGACGGGTCCCTGCACGCCGGTTGGGCCTGCCGGTCCAGTGGCGCCGGCAGGCCCCTGAGCACCTACCGGGCCCACTGCGCCTACCGGGCCTGCTGGACCAGCGGGGCCCATCAGCCCCAACGGGCCTTGTGCACCGGCAGGACCGGCCGGACCAACGGGGCCCGCTACACCGGCGGGCCCAGCCGGCCCTGTTGGACCTGTAGGACCGGCCGGACCCACGATGGTGCCGACGAGCGACCAGTCTGTTCCGGCAGCAACGTAAAGATTGCCCGTCGCGGCATCAACGTAGCTGTTGCCACTGACCGTGGCGGCTCCCTGAGGCGCACCGACGCCGACCGTGATCCCCGTCCCCGGCGCGCCGGGCGGCCCTTGCAACCCATTCCCAGTCGCAGTGATCGTTCCGTTCTGATCAATTGTTACATTCTCACCGGCCGAGAACAGACCCCGAAGCAGCGGCAGCTGCATACGCATCGGCGTACCGCTGCTGTTAAGGATCGCCTCGTCAGTCAGCGTCAATGCTGTCTGCTCGGCAAAGCTAGCATGATCAAGCCCGTTGCTCGCCAGCGTCCCTGTCGCCAAAGCCAAGCCAAGGCCAACATTTACTTGCTCGGGCCCGCCCGGCCCGATGCTATTGCGCCCAAGCAGTGACTGCGACGCGATGCTGATCGCAGGCTGGGTGCCAGCCAACAGCGTGCCAACCGTGACGGAGACGGTTTGTCCATCTTGGTAAAGAGGCAACTCGTCCTGGTTACCGACGCTGGTGGCGGCCGGAAGCTGCTGTATGGTTGGCATGTCGCTTCTCGTGTGTTGATGCCGGCACGCCAAAGCGAACCGCCGTGGAGACGCCAGACGCCGCCCTGCTTCGTCGATTGCGCTACGAAAGCAGCCGGCCGCCCGCGAGGGGGCCGCAGCTTCGGCTAAGCGGCTAGGGCGGTGTAGTCACCTATTCGTAACCAAGCGGTGCCAGCAGCGTTGCGGCAGGCTAAGACGCCGCTTCCGGACCCGGATGCTTCACCGGGTTTCAGGGCATTAGATACCCAAATGATTGCGTTTGCCGGAGTGGCGCTTGCATTTGGTAAGCTCGCAAATGTGAATGAGGAAGGCTGCAGAAACCCACCGGTTACATTGACGCCGGCGCTGCTGCTAAGGCCACCCAGCGCGCTGATAGCACCATTCGACGTTACCCCGCCCGAGCCGACGGTAAGCCCGCTACCGCTCCCGGTCGCGAGCGCGCCATCCGCATACAAATTGGATTTGACATGGATACCGCCACCACCGTTGAAGACGGAAGAGTCATAAAACATCTGAACATTGCCATCGTAGTCGAATCCGATCCTGTCGCCAGTTCGCATGATCAGCGCATAGAACGGCCGCGCAACGCTATTGCCGGCAGCCCCATCCGTGCCTTGCAGCGCGGACGACAAGGTTAGTACACCAGACCGCTGGCCCGGACCATCCAGCGTCGTCGCAGTGACCTGGTAGGTATTCGAGCCGATCTTGACATTGTTGATCGGGTTAGACCCAGGGCCGCCCAGTGTAACCCCTGTCCCGCTATCATTGCTCCCGATTGTATAAGGCGTCGCGTTTACTACCGAAACCGTCTTACCCGTAGAGGCCACGCGTACCGACGTTTCCGGCCCACTGACGGCACGGCAGTCGTGCGCCGCCATGATATGATTACCGCCGGTGCGATAACCTGCCCAAATCCAGGTATCATTAAGCCCGAAGGTGTAGAAACCCTGCGCAACCGTCGCGGGTATACCGTTCGCAGAAACCGAGAGTTTCGTATCAGCATTGAAAGCGTAGCCACCCCGCACACCTTGGTCGTCGATGGCATTCACCTGCATGTCAAATTCCTGACACGCAAGCGGGCCGGACTTGCTGGTCGGAAGATTACTCTGATCGACCGCCGTGCCATACAGGCTCCAGTAAGCCGGCAGAGTATCGTTGCTCCCCATGTTATATACGGTGCCATTAGCCTGCTCCGGCAGCAGCTTCGGCACATGCGTCCCGATCGCTGAGTGACCAACGCTGCCGGTACCCGAAGTTGTCTGAGTAGTAAGCTGAACCGAGACATACTCGGTGTTGAAGCGCGACCCGCTATTGTCAGGGTTCTGACTGATCGTGCCTGCGATCACCTGGGCGGAGAACCCCGTATAGCCGTTCACGCCACGGTCGGCCGTCGGACTGAACCCGATAGAATGGGGAATAATCGCCGCCGATGAAGGTCCTGGATTAGTAACGATCTGCGATATCTGGCCATAACCACCGAGTTGGTAGCCCGGCGTCTGCATCATATTTCCGGTGGTCTGTAGTGCGGTCCAATTCAGGCCACACTGCACGGTCAACGTGCTGGCGCCGATTGCCGGATAGGCCTTGATCAGCGTCGAATTTGGACCGAAAGCAGTCGGTTTTGTATTAGCCCCAAATCCGATGCCTGTATTCCAGAACGCGGATTGGCCAGTGCTTCCCGATATGTGAATAGCGATGTCGTCGAGCGAGCCATTGACCGCATGATTACCGAACGTCGCGACATGCAAACCAAATACAGACTGGACGCTTGCTCCGGCAGCAACACCTAAGTCAAGCTCGTAACCTACGCAGCTACCCCAGTGAGTGCAGGTGGAGCCAAGCTGTGCAACGGTGTTAATACCAAATATCCCGCCGGACGGATTGGATGCAGTTCCGTTGTCGTTGCCGGACGCGATGCAGTAGGCCCGTGAGCACCGCTGCCACCCGGGTTCGCTTGGTTACCGGCCGGCCCGGTCCCGGCGCCCGATGCACCGCCGCCGGGAAATATGCCACCGTTGCCAGCCGTTCCGCTGTTCTGTGACCCGCCGAGCGGAGCCGCCCCACCGAGGCCACCGACATTGGAGATTCCAGCCTGTCCGGCCGATCCGGCGGCATTGAAATCACCGCCGACTCCAATCCCACCCGGTGCGCCGTTCTGCGGCGAGGATGCGTTGGCTTGCGGGTTCAAACCACCTCCGGTTGCGCTGATGGCTCCGAGGCTCGATGACCCGCCCGTCGTGGGATTAGCGCTGCCCGTGCCGGCAGAGCCGCCCGCCCCAACCACCACACTAATCAGCGTCCCGGCCGTGAGACTGGTCACACGACCACGCGCGTAGCCTCCACCGCCGGCACCGCCGCTTGGCACCCCAGAAACGGAAGCAAAACTGCCGGACCCCGCGCCCCAGACCTCAGCTTCCACCTGGGTTACGCCGACAGGCACCGTGAAGGTAAATTCACCGGGCGTGGTGAACGTCTGAACGCCGGAGGCGAAACCTGGCCTGAGTTGAGGCAGCTTGAAATTGATAAATGGCGCCAGGGGCCAGACCGCGATGTTGCTCGCTGTAACGGCGAGCTGACCGTACCCGATGGTTACGGAATACAGCCCCACCCACCCATTGTCGACGGGCGGCAACGCTTGTGAGCCGGTGGTCGCCGGAGCCCCTGGTTTCGCCAGTAACTCAACGACCTGCTTTCGCAACGTGTTCTGGGCTACGTTGTTACCATTTGCGCCCGAAAACGGCTGAGACGGGTTTGCAGCATTATAATACGCTAGCACAAGCGGATCGACATCTATCTCGCTCAGGGTAGCCTGGATCAAATACGTAATTGACTGCCCCGACGACAGCTGTGGCTGCAGCGTCAAAGTCTGGGCTGTCAGATTGATCCCCATCTTGACCAGTGCGTCACCGGTGTCCGCTGCCAAAGAGCCATAGGCGGACGAATCAACGACACTCAGCTGGCCGATGCTGCCCGGACCGATCTGCACGCCCAACGAGGCCGGCGACGTGGGCGTACAAGCCAACCCATCGACGACGGTGTTCGTTCCCAGGCAGGCCTGCGTCAGAAATCCCAACGCGACCATCGTGTTACGATTAAGCGACAGGATATCGGTATCCAGCGGTATGGCGCCTGGGTAGACCAGATTTCGATCCACGGTGTCCTCGGCATTCAGTTGCTGATTTGGGTCCAGGCTATCGCCGTCGTCGGCAGCACGGCGGCCACGGCAGCGTAGATATCGGCATCCGTGACCGATCCCTCGATCATGGCCTCGTCGCCATACTGGATGGGTCCCATGCCGTAGCCGCCGGGGCCACCCCAGCCGCCGACATCGGCAATGCCTGTGCCGGCCGGCCGGTAGGCTGTCACCAGCGCCTGGAAGGGCATGTCAAGATTGCCCCAGCCGCCTGCCCTGCCATAGGCAAAGCCATAAACGCCGCCGGACCGCGAACCCCATCCGCCGGTATCGGCTGAACGGGCAGGCTCAAACACCGTCGGCGTGCGACCAGTCAGGTCGGTCAGAGAGGCGATGATCGCTGCGCGAGTGCCGCGGGCGCGGGTGATTTCCTGTCCGATGCGCACGCGGAATGCGTCATCAGTTTCGCTCTGGTTGCGCTGCAAGCTCTGGCCGAACAGATCGTTCGCAATCATGTCGAGCCACACACCGCTGGCTGTCGCGATCCGCGTCTGCTGCCCGACGAAGGCGACCAGCGAATATACCCAGGACCAGACGCTGCCAAGGCCCGACAGTAAGCTGTCAAGCACCGGCGTCGTGTCGGGAAACCAGGCTGGCGGCAGGACGGCCTTCAGCCGCGAGACCATGTCGGACTGATCGCCGGTCATGAGCTCACCAGGACTAAGCCGGCTTTGACCACGCCGTTGGGAGGCACGACGAGATCGGCGCCGCTCCCATTGATCATCAGGTTGCTTACGTTGCTGATCGGTGACCAGGCGTCATAGGCGACCTGCGCCAAGCGCGTCAGTGCCAGCGGAGCACCGACCGCCAGTGCATTGATATAGGTCGTCACCGCAGCCGTCACGGCCGCAGCCGCCGATGGATGGTCCGCCGAAGCCGGCAGCCCAAGCGTCATCAAGACAGCAGCAGTGGTCACAACCGGTCCTTGAATAGTAAAGGTTGTCCCGACGGGCCGGACGAGATCAACCGCGCTGTTCACCGCCGCAATCACCGCCGAGGACGGATTACCACTCCCATCGTCAACCGTGATCAGGAAATTTCCCAATTGCACGATGCCCCCGGTATTGACGTTTTCTTGGAGAAGATAAGTCAAACCCTGCTGAACGCCTTGCACTGCGTAGCCGACGGCCGTCGGTGTCGCCTGCGACCGGGTATCCAGGAAGCCCTGAAATCGGGTTCGCACAGCCGCATCTGACTCTACGTCGATCCCGCCTGTGAGCGGCGCCTGATTGACCACCGTATCCAGGCCAGGCGTTGCCGACACCAGCAGAGTGATCGTACCCGCCAACACGTTGCCACTTTGCCCCGCAGTCTGGGCCACCACCGGCACGTTGGTGCTATACGTGCCGGCCGCCAGAACATATCCCCCGAGGGTCGAATTGTAACCAGGCACCGTTGGGTCAGTCGTCACTGCAAAACTCTGCGAGCCGTATTGGGTCCGCACCACCGCCCCAAACGGCACCACAGCGCTACCAAGCGCCGTGTAGCGTCCGACCGTCACCGTTCCCGTGGCTGCGATCGCCGGCAAGCGAGAGACTCCGTAATCGGCCAACCATGTGTCGAGATCCGTGCCTACGCTGGTCGCCGCACGCGTCACCTGCATCACCTGCACGATCAGCCATTGCATCCACAGTCCCAGGGATGCGTTTGCCTCTAGCACCGCTCGCAAGGCAGAACCGACTGTCAGGTCCAGCAGTTGCGACGATGATGCCTGCACCGAGGCTGCAGCGTTCTGCACCAGCGTGGTGAAATTCTGCAATGATAGCTGCACCGCGTCAGCCTCCTACCTGAAAGGAAAGCGTCTGCGTCTGGCCGCTCGGCGCGTCGACATATCGAATATACACATAGACGGTGGTAGGCAGGCCGTCTGGTGCAAGCTGGATCTCGATCACGGGCTCGGGCGTGCGGGCGACGCTGCTCTCCTGGAAAATCTGGCTGCGCACGACTGCAGCTATTCGGGCTGAACTGACCGGTTGCCCGATGAACTGCGGCAGGCCGGCGCCATAAGCCAATTGCCAGATATAGTCGCCCTGGTTGGTCAGCAGCCGTCGCAGAACCCGCTGCTGGCCCAGCACCGATCCGTCGACGACCGCCAAATCACCGGTCGGACCCACGACCAGGTCAGACCCCCATTGATGTGAAAGATCCCCCATGCACCTAATCCTGCGGGTTCGGTGGGCCGCTCACACCGGGGTGCACATGCACGTCATAATGCTGCCGCAGACGATTGAGCGAACCATGGCTGTCATACACGTCGCCCGCCACATGGAGATCGCCGTTAATCTGGATCGTACCGTCTGCAATAAGCTTGATGTAGCTGCCAGATTGATGGGTTAGCCAGCATTCGCCGGCTGGTGCCGCAGGGGATGTCGCCGTTGCACTGAAGGCCGTTTCAATGATGATACCGTGATCGGCGTGACCTTCCTGCGCGATCACCAACACCTCGGCCCCCGGGCTGGGCAGGCAGACAAGCCCCCAGCCGTTGCCCGCCCAGGGTGTCAGCACCGGTAGCCAGCCGCTCAAAACCCCCTCGGGCTGAAGCGTCACCCGCGCTGTCGCAGTGCTGGGATCAACGGATGTGACGAGCGCGAGCCGCGGCTGGGCCGCCCCAAGATCCAAGGCACCCGCCTGCGCCTTCAGTGCATTCAGAAGCTGTTGCATCACCACTATGTCCCCGAGGGCTGTTTGCCGGTTTCCGCAAGACCTCAAGCGTAGATGCTGGCCGCCGTCAGGCTACCCGGACTAGATGAGCCGGAATTACTGACGCTTCGCATACGCACGGTCTGCGCAAAACCATGCGCGAAACTCAGCCGCCGGGTGACTTCGTCGACCACATAGACTTGGTCGAAGGCGGTGCCGGTGCCCTGCAACGTAACCGTCCGTCAGGGGCCGCAGGGGGCGGCGTACTCGGCGCGCGCAATTAGGAGTCGATCGAGCTCTCGTTGCTCGATGGCTTGAAGGGATCGAGAGCTTTCTGCTG